CAATATTGCTGTATTCATCATACCCCAAAAAGCTTCTCTAATTGGAGCTGTACCGAATTTCAAGCTACCTTCAATATTGTCACTGATCATGATTGCATCGTTACCGAGCAATGCAAGAACAGTAGCGTCAATATCGCTACGAGCCAATTCTGTTGGGTTATCACCATTAGTACCGCCTGTGCAGTTAATAACTGACGCAGTACCAGCCAACATATTTCTAATCAGTTCATCTTCAGTTTCTCTCATTGACTGTGCCAAAAGAGATACTGTTTGGTTCAAGACAGGGTCTTGATTGATGAACATGACTTGGTCCGTAATTGTTACGTACGTTCCATAAAAGTCAAGTCTTGCATCTATATCTACCGCATTCAAAACCTGTCCTGGAGGCGTTAAGCCTGAATCTGGCAGAGGTACTGTTGCAGTTTGCAAGTTCGTATATCTACGATATCTAGCAATACGACCACTATTAGGTGGAAGTTCTTTCTTTAACGCCATCTGCTTGTGAATCAACTTTGGCATAGGTCGGCTTAAAAGCACGTTGTCGAACCATTGCTGAATAGGAGCTGGTAGCGAGTTGGTTGTTGTAATTGTCATTAAAATCCCTCATATTATGCCCCTCGTGCATATTTCTGAGACAGATTCCATATTTCCGTTTGAGACATTTTAGAAAAATCGTCGGCCTGCTTTTTGAGAGGGGAACCAACGGCATTCCCGCTTACAGGTCTTGAGGTGTTTTTAAGCACTTTTTCGGCCTTTGGGCTCGTTTGCTGTTTCATGGTAGCTCCTTCATATTCATCCGAAATTCTTCCTAGCTTGTAAGCAGTTTCAGCGGGATTTTTGGATTGCTGAATCTTATATGCTAAAGCCGGGTCATTTTTAATCATGGGAAGAACAAAGTTCTCAATAACGTAGTCATAATCCTCGACTTTCGACCGCATGCGATCTTCATCATTTTTCAATGTTTGTTGCTGCGCATACTCCTGGACGTATTTTTGCGCCGATTCCTTTGCCTTTTTATCAGCAATCTTTTCGGCCATTTTACGCGCTTTATCTACTGTAATAGTATCTTCAGGGTCTAAGTCGTCGAATTCATCTTTTTCAATAGGTTGTGGAGGCTTTTCTTTCTCCATAAGCCTATAGTTGAGTTCTTCAATCTGCTGTTTCTGCATTTTAAGAACGTTATGAACTTCTTTCCAATTATGGGAATTAGGATCATTTCTAGGCTGTTCCTCGACCATATTCCCGGATTCGGCAATTTGGTCTTGGGTTATTTGTGAACTTGTGTCTTCCTGTGCTTGAACTTGTTCTTGCACTTCAGTTTCGTCAGTCATTTATATCCTCGCATTCGGCGTCAATGCATATATCGCCCTATAAGTTTATTGCCCTTTTCCGTCGGCACCACGAGACAAGTAAAAACATTACTCGTCATTAAAAAATTCTAGTAAGGAATGAGATAATCTAATGAATACTCATTCTTAAGCTTGTTTATGGAGCCTATTACCTCAGGAACAGGCTCGTTAGTACCACCTACAGACCATACGGGCCAAGAACCTGGTAAGGCCCATTCTATTGTCAATGTTCCAGTTTCATTATTGACTCCAAATAGAACACATGACAGCAGCATCTTAGGTTTCTGATGCATCGCAAGAAATTTAATCTTTATTTTATTTGGTGCATCTGGATAAGGTTTTGCATGCACTAAAATATAATACTTTTCTTTGAGATGCTTATACTTATTGACAATACCCTCAATATCTTTCATGAGGGTTTTAGTCATAGCCTGGCGTGTTTCGCCTAATTGCTGTCCTGTGGTGTCGTAGGGTACTAACATTAATGAATCTTGCTAAACTTTTGCTTTCTCATTTTGGAAGAATCCCTAGCAACAATATCATTTTGATTCTTCATGTATCTATTTCCTCGTTCTTCATCTTGTGGGAATGCGCCAGGTGGTGCAAAATGATCGTTATCCGATTTATAACCCTTATCGAACATATAAGCACCTTCGACAACTGGAGGACCTTTGTCGGGATCTTTTCCCTTCATACCTTCAGTCATATGATGCTGTGAACCTTCTTGCGGTTGCTTAATTCCTCTATCGGAATAAGTACCATTACTTCTTTGCTTTTGCATAAAACTACTCCTAGGAATGTTAAGTAAAAATTTTACTTGTCACAAATAGGATAGTGAATTTTTGATTTTTGGCAAGGGAAATGAATTTCAATCAATTAATTGATCGAGGAATTGCTCGTGAGCAATTATGAAGCAAAAAACCCCCATGAATCCACAGAGGTTAATTGCCGGCCGGAAATTTCCAACCCAATTTAAAATGATTTGATTTCTTTTCCTATGAATCCTCTTTTTGCAAGAGAATGTTCTTTAGCAAATAAGGTAACAGCTTCTTGAAATGATATTCTAAATCTTTGCATAAATTTATAGATGATATGTCCGCCGGAAACTTCTTTGAGAAGCTTTTTCTGAGATTTTGTGAGAGAATTCATTATATTGATTCCAAAGTAAATTGGATGGGTATGTTTTATACATTACATACCCATCTCAGAGCAAGAGGACTTATTTTCATGCTCTGAGTTTTGCAACTTAGCACTTACTTTTAAAAAGTTCAATCCTCTTTTTTTTGTTTTGTCTTTTAATTTCAAAGCAGTACAACCCGTACAGTATGTTTCGGGCAACAATATTGATTTTGAGTTTAGACAAAAAGAGCAAAATCTATCATTTGGTGCCATATATTATTCCTATAACAAGGTGAAATATAAGATTGCTAAGGCCCCATATATCACCTCGAGCCACATGCCCAATGCATGGGCCAAATTTATAAAATTATATCTTATATGTTAATATAACGTCTGATAAGATACCTTATGTTGTGCAATGTTTTTAGTTATCTTGTTGGTTTTCAGTCACTTCCGGTAAATCCGGATTAAAATTCTTCAAATTTAAACTTGGTATGCCCTCACAAGTACTTATCAACGTATGGTTCAATTTTGAAAGATTTTACAAGTTGTTTTAAGGTTTTTTTATATTTTTTACTGCAATCACATATCATGATAAGAGATTTATCTTTATTATTTGCCCTACATAAAATTTTCAATTTAAATTTTTCTTCATCTTTTGATTTTGCATGAACTATTCTAGGCATATCAAATTGTTCTATATATTTACTTTTTAGGCCCGAAGACAAACAATCGTAAATTTCATAATCAATCCAATGATGACATGTTTCTCGGTTACTTAGGGCAAATTCGATCGTTTTACTTCTTAATTCATAAATCATTGATTGTCTCATTTTGCACCTACTCTTTTGTGGAATCATGGGTATTTTTTGAAAGATTTGACAGTTTTTCATTGTTATCCTCATGCTGATTCGGAGTACCTAATAATCCTTTATTAAAATTTCGAATTATCTCAGGCGCTTTATCCTTTTGGCAATCATGTATGAATTTTATACATTCATCAATGTTGTCATTAAAATTTATTAATTTTTCCACCATTTTTCTCTCTTTGACATTTTTCACTAACACAAAACCACATAAATGATTCTTTACCTAATACTAAAAGTTTGCTATCGCCGCATTTTTCACATTTTGGAATTTCGATTTCATTTCCTTTACTATCATGTAAAGTCGCTTCAATTTTAACCATCATTTATCCTGCTAATACGCCCAGAGGGATCTTTCGACTTGTTCTTTGCTTTTGTCATAAGTGATATTAAACCTCTCACGATAATATTTATCTCTATATTCAATTTCTCTTTTTGATTCTGCTATTGAAATGTAAAACTTCATAAATGCTTCATAGCATCTCTCTGAACAGGTATGTACAGTCTCTTCATAAAATTGATTGTATAATCTCATGAATGGCCTTTCACAACCATGATTACACATTTTACATATTGGCGTTCTAGCTCTTGGCATGAATCTATTCAATGATTTCTTATCAAATGATAATGGCTCACGTAATATTGAAAGGGCTGTTGTTCTAAGTGCTATGGCCATTATTATTTTTCTCCATTTATATATGAAACCATTCTATTATTTCTTTGGTAAAAGGATCACATTTACCTATTCTTATCTGTTTATGGTCTTCATCCCAGACAATAAAGAGTCCCATAGGAAATTTAAAGCCGTTCCATTTCATAAAATCACTCTCGTAGTTGGAGCTGGCATAAGAGGCATCCAATGAGTTATTTGATTGGATTTATTAAATGTTTCATGCGCCCAAAAATATTCACCACTTATATAAATTAAGTAATCAGATCTTATTTTAAATCTTAATGCTTATGGGTTATATGTGAGGACATCTTC